TGGGGGATAAATCAATCTTCTTTGTCTTCTATCTGGTAGAACATCTTGTCAGTATCTTCTGTAACCCAATCTTTATTCTCGACAGTCCAGTGAGTATTTTGGACTTTAAAGTCAGGCCAATACTTATCTGTAGTATAGTGAGAAAGATTCCACAGTATACGATTATTAGGCTGAGCAGCAAAATTGCCATTATCAAGTTCGAGAATATGTGCACACTTATGCTCTTGAGGTATCTCAGAATGGTCAGTATCCAGGATATTACTATCCGGATGAGCCCAATCGATTGTGAATAAATACTCACCTTTGTAAAATTTTTTGTCTTTACCTAAGAACTTACCACGCTGATTGCAGAGATAGCTATAATGATGCACACTAGGGTAGAAACTAAAACAGTTCCACAGTTCCAACTCGTCAACCGACATATCTGGCACCTCGGCTCTGTCATGCGATTTTTGGAAAAACGCGCTGATAGGCAGTCTCCAATAACATGCACCGTTTGTAAGCATGATGTTAAATAAGATCGCCATTCCTGATATAGACGTGATACCGAAGATAACACACTCGAGACTTTCGCCTTTATGTTGTTTAAGATCATACAAATACTCCTTCCGTACTTTGCAATAGATAGGTGGTATATCGGCATTTAAATACGTTGCCATTACTTTATATCTCCCCAACTATCACCAGATTCATAATCTACTTTATTTGGTACTTTCAACTCTACAGCTGACTCCATAATTTCGATTATATCCTCCGCTTGTTTGTCAGACTCAATAGAAATATCCACTTCATCATGAATCTGTATGTGTGGTATTATACCATTTTCATACAATGCAACCATACTTTTTTTCGTCATATCTGCAGCACTTCCTTGTATTAATTTATTTAATGCTTTGTAAGTAAAAGCACGCTTTAAAGGTTCATCGTATTCTTTTCTAGCCTGCTCTAACTGTAAAGGTTTAAATACACCAAATTGAACTGGTTGCCAAAGATCGAAATGACACGCTCTACCAAGTAAAGTTCTAATTTTACCACGATCATTTGCTTTACGAGAAACATTATCCATAAGCTGTTTTACAAATGGAGCTTTGGTGTGATATTGTTTTATTAATTTTTCTGCAGATTCTTTCATTAATCCTAACTCTGCCATTAATTTATTTTTACCCATGCCATACATTAAACCTAAATTTATTGTCTTAGCTTGTTTTCTTTTGATACCTGCCATATCAGCAACAACCTGGTGGAAGTCTGCATCACCTGCGTTGTATGCATCTACAATTTCGTCTACACCAGTTAAGTTTTGTAACTTTGCATAATGCACTAATATTCTAGGTTCTTGTTGTGAATAATCAAATGATCCCCACTTGTGACTTTGTTCAGGTATAAAGATAGATCTAATTAAAGGACCAAGTTCTGGATGTCTTGCGGGTATCTGTTGTAAGTTTGGATTAGACATACTAAATCTACCAGTAACTGTGCCACCTGCATCTGATCTAATTTGATTTATGTCTGCATGTATTCTACCATTTACTGCATGTTTAGTTATTGAATCTATAAATGTACTGTGAGCTTTGTTGAGTTCTCTTGCCTCTGCAATTAATTTTGGTAATTCATGTGGATGATTTTGTAAAAAGTTTTTTGTAAAACTTGGTTCCTTACTTTTTGCAGTTCTATCATAAGGCAGTTTTAATTTATCAAATGCTTTTGCAATACTACGTGCTGCCATTATTTCTACATCAACACCAGTCAAAGCTTTAATATTGCTTAATATTTTTTTCTCTTTGTGCATCAAAGATTTTTTAATATTATCTGCTCGTTCTAAATTAACTCTTACACCTTTGAATCTCATGTCAACTAAACATGGGAATAATTTTGTCTCCAGGTTAAATATATCCCACAGTTCTTGTTGATATAATTCTGTTTCTAATTTCTTCCAAAGTTTTAATGTAGACTCTGCATCACGTTCTGCATATTGCCCAACAAACATAGCAGGAAGTTTCCATAATTCTTTTTTAGGATCAACTCCATATTCTTTGGCTGCAGCATTCAACACACTTTCATCTTTACCAATACCAATATAGTGTTTTGATAATGTATTTAATTGATAAGACAATCTATTCTCATCAATTAAAGACGCTGCGATCATGGTATCAACTATCTTACCTTTAATTGTAAACCCTGCTGATCTTAACCAGCAAACATCATACATTGCATTGTGAAATATAAAGGTAGTTTCTGTTTGATTAAACATGTCTTGTAGCCATGAAAACACGAGTTTTTTGTCCATATTTCCATTAAGCTGGTGTTGTACCGGATAATACCCTGACCAGCCCTCTACGGCCACCGCAATGCCAGCAATGTGGCCTTTTCCAGTTACATTACCAGATCCTAGCTCTTTTAGGTCTGGATCGTTAGTTTCTAAGTCTATTGCTATTTGTTTGGCTCCGCGCAGATCTTTTAATTCATCAGGCATAACCCATTCGGTCTCTGGTGTGAACAGAGGTGTTTGTATGCTTCTCACTTATAATCCCTTTCAATTATCATCTCGATAAAGTGTATGGCTTTCAACAAATCTTGTTTCTTGCCCTTATCTTGATGTCTGATTATGTACTTAATAGCACATCCTTCCGGGTAGAGCAACTTATTCTCCACCACAAATTTACTGGGCTGTATCACATACTTTTGGTAGTGACTTCCGCCGTGTTGTTTATCCCAAACTTTACTCATTTTTTTTCTCCTTTTTTTGATGAAACACTTCATACCAAGTATCACACTCATCACAATTATACATACTTACAATTTTATGCTCTGACTCTGGATAAGTATCTTCGGTATCATAATCACTGTTCCATCTTACTTCTGCGTTACAATAAAAACATTTCATAACAAATATGCTTTCTCAAAATCTTTTGGGTCTAAGACATGCAATTCACGTTTCGCTCTCGTCGCTCCAGTGTAGAATAATCTGTGTAATTCATCTGGGTCATGACTAAAAGTTTCTAACGCGGCGTTTGTAATATCTTGTAACAATAAGACTTTGTCAGCTTCACCTCCTTTTGCTCCATGTATTGTTGACATTTGTATACGAGGATTTTTATTTAACGTTTCACCATTCGCCCTCATATTACGAATGTAGTTTTCAGTGATGGGATCTAGTCCTTCAAATGATTCATACCAAACTCCATCTACTAAAAGTCCATGATTTTTTTTACACTCTTCTAAAGTATATTTATCTTCAGAGTGTAATGTTTTACCTCTTCTAAATCCTTCTAATACATTTGATCCAAGGTATTCATAAATGTTTTTTACTTCTAAATGATTTAATAAATCACCACCACGCCAGGCTTCCCAATTGTTTAATGCTAATAATAATTTTAATGATATTGAATTACGTCCTTTAAAAGAATAATACCAACCTCGTAACTCACATACTTCTTTAACTGAATCTAAAAAATGATTTGCAGAAGATAATACTAACCAGTTACCTTTAGACATATCAACCTGGGTGATGTCAGAATATCTATGTAAAGTTCCTTGTTCTGTTCTTGGTTTATATTCTTTGTCAAATCTATTTTGCACCTGACTTATAATCTTTTGCGATAATTCGTGTATGGGTCCTCCAGGTATACGATAAGATTGATCTAAAGTTTTTATATCATCCACTTCTTCTTTTAATGCAATAAAGTGATCTACATCTGCACCTGCCCATTTAAATATTGCTTGGTCGTCATCACCAGCTATGTAAGTTTTCTCTGCGTGACTCCAAATCTTTCTCACCATTTCCCATTGCAACAAAGATAAATCTTGTGCCTCATCTATGAATAAAACTCTGAATTTATTGTGGTTTTCTTTGGTCAAGAAATCTTCTAATAAATCATTAAAATCTTTTAAACCTTTTTCTTTTTTAAATCTTTTAAGTTCTTCTGCTAATAAAAATAATGTATTTCTTTCTATGTCTAAAATATTTTGTCTTGAGTCGTAATATTCTAACAAATCCATTCTCTTTACAGCTGCTGTATTTATTATTGTAAGATATTCATTATCAGAATTAAATGTGCCATCACTATCAGAAAACTTTGCAACCTTAATTGGTATGCCACATTTTTCACCAAACTCTTTGTAGTCTTCTTTACCCATCATCTTTTCTTTTGTCATACCTAATTGTGCAAAAGCATAAGAATGCAACGTCCTAAAATTATCTAGATCATTTTCTAGATCTAAACTAAATTTATCCGCGGCCCTCGTTGCAGCTTCCGTTGCAGCTTTTTTAGTAAACGAAAAATAACCTATTTGTTTAGGTCTGATTCCGTCTTGTATGAATTGATCCACCAGATTTAACAACGTTGTTGTTTTTCCGGTTCCTGGTGGCCCTAATATTATTGTTTTCATATGCCTGTTCTCTGCACTCCTTTGCTTCTTTTTTTAATCCTTGTTGTTCTAACCAGTCTGCGTGGTTTAAAAGCATTATATTTACACTCATTAAAAGTTTTCCTCTTGGTATGGTATCTTAGAAGTTGATGCTTCTGTTTGTTTCATTGTTTTTATTTTTATTAATCTTGGTTGTTGTTTTTTAATACGGACTCGCTCTTCACCTTCAAATACTTCTAATTGTTTTATTAAATTACCTGTTTGATTTTTATCTTTCTCCCAATGATTTCTTTTGCAAAAATTATAAAAGTCCTCCATTCTAAAATATGTAAATTCTCTTTTTTCATCTGTGTATGGTAGTTTGTTTAATATGTCGTCCCATGTTCTTGCTGATTGTCTGTTGGTTGTCCAGTCTTGTAATAATCCTGTAAGTTCATTGACAGGATCTAAAGACTCTAGTGGCTCAACCTCCTGCAGGGCCATCATCATAGGCTTTAAAAAATGTTGTTTCCAATCTTGTGGTTTAGGTACAGGCACAACTAAGTTTGCTTGATCTAAGCATGCTAGTGCAAATAACTGTGGGCTATAAAGTTGTTCTGATTTTAATTGTATTCTTTTTTTATCTACATTCAAAAACCACTCTGGTGGTTTTGATGCATACTTTGTAAGACTACCTAACACAGGCATTTCTTCTTCACCAAATCCTACACCAAATCTTTTTGTTCTACATAAACCAGATTGACATACTGCATTAATTGGTGCGTCTTTACAGCGATATTTATCATAGCCTTTTCTATTTACTGATTTAATTAATTGTTGCACTTCACTGTTACTTAATGGTGGGTCCATGTATTTTAAATTTGCTCCCACAATCTCATCTTCCCAAGTATCTGGTTTTGCTTGTTTGTAATATACGGCAATATTAAATAATGCATTGTTTCTGGAGCCTTGTCCAAAACCAGTTACTGCTAATTTATTAAGACAAGGTGGTCCCATAGGAAATGCCTCTTCTATTTTTTTTTCTTCTGTTTTAATTGCTTCGACTTGTTCTTTAGTTTGAGCCCAAACATCATAGAGCTCATAAAATTCCTGAAGTGTACAACCGGAGCCATTATCGTTGATAGCATAACGTAGTCCTTTCATTTCATTGTAGTAGGGCAAGTTTAAAAAGTTACCTGTATCCCCACGTTCTACAAGTATCTCTGTTTGTTTTGGAAATATTTCTGACCCTTCATACCCAAGTATGATTGCCATTTGTTTTAGTTTAGATTGCATCAAAGATGCAGGAATGTTTTCTTTAGTAAATAAAAATACGTGTGCACCGCCTGACTTACTACGGCAAACTATTAAGGGGAGGTTATGATCCCGAATACTTTTAATGAGGCTAGTGTGATCAAAGTTATATTCGTCAATATCAATACAGCCCCACCTACAACCATTATCTTCTGTGATAGGGATGATTCCAAGTGCTGGACCTTTTCC